AGAAATATCAAATACATCTCTACCAGCAATTCCATCAGTAATATTTAAAAACACATCTTTTTCATTAGCTTTGTTAAATTCTTCTTTAATTTTATCAAATACAAAACTATCGTGCCATTGTTTTAAAGTTAAAACTTCATCATTAATATACATTGATATCATTTTATTTAAAAACTCTTGGCCACCTTTTTTTAAATTAAAAATCATAAAACCACATTCGCTATGATCCCAATCTTTTCTTCCTAAATAACTAGCAACTTGATCTTTTGGCAACCATGGTTCAAAATTATTAATTGGTTTTTTAAATATAATATCCGCATCAGCCCAAATTAAATATTCTTTGTTTTGTTCTAACGCATAAGTCATTGCTTGATGAATTGCAAAAACTTTAAAAGAGAATCGTCTGTAATCCATTCGATAATCTTTTTCATCTTTTGGTTTATGTCTTTTTAAAAAATCTAATTGTTCTGGTGAAAATTCTCTTGATATAAATATGGTTTCTTTATCTCTTCCTTCTGCTGTCAATGGTAATAACCATTCTTCAGTTTCTTTTAATTGAGGGCAGGGATCTAATTGTATTAAAAACATTAGATCTTTAGGAAGGTTTGCAATCCATGTTGGTATTGTTTGTTGCGGATATTCAAGCCAGTTAGGAAATGTAGTGCATAAAGCTATATTTTTATTCATATTATTTCTTATATTTTAAATTTAAAATTTTTAAAAACTAAATACATAATTCTTTGATTATTTGTTTTACTACCATTTCTTTTGCTCCAGCCGCGTTATGATTTAACATTTCTGCTAAATAATTTCCAAAATGTAAATTTCCGGCTGGTTGAATTTCACTGACAACAATTTTTTTTACCATCCTAAAATTACCTCTTTGTTAACTCTTTCTAATATTTTCATACCTAAACTTTGGCAATATTCGGTAGCTTGTAAATCTTCTTTACCATTTAACCATTGTTCAACAATTATGATTGGTTTGTATTTTTTAATAAAATTAATCATTCCTTTAACTACTTTATGCTCGTAGCCTTGAACATCAATTTTAACAAGAGTTTTGTAATTTTTTAAATCGTCTAAAATTTTAGTTTTATTTAGTAAAGTAGCCCCATAAAATTGAGCATCAAGAGTATTAGAAAGTAATTTGCCATTAGATTTAATAACTTTTACTGACCCAGAATTGTCATTTTTTTCTGTTAAAAGACATAATTTACTTTCAAAACAATCGCTTAGAATACAAGAATCTATATTGTGTTCTAAAATTCTCCTAATTTGATCATCATTTTTATCTGTAAATTTTTCGTAAACGTTTCTAATGTTTCTTAACAAACATTCATAATTTTTATCGTTTGGTTCAAAACAAAAAGTTGATTTAAATTTAGCTTTTATTGCCATTCTTGACCATAAACCTACATGTGCACCAACATCAATAAATAAACCCCTATCTTTTGGTTCAATGTATTTTAAAACAGCATCAAATTGTTTTTTTTGGTAATTACCTTCGTCATCCATCATATTTTCAAAATGAGTATCAGTATCAGGTAGCCAAGTGTTTTTTACAAATTTCATAATTTATATTGAGTTGAGTATTCAGTGTAAATTCTTTCTTTATGCCATTCGCTAGCCATTGGCATAGTTGCAAAATCATAAAAACAAGGTGTACCTAAAGTAAAATGTAATAGTTTAGCATTATTATTTAGGCCAAATTCATCTGGTAGCCAATTCCATTCAATTGGCAATTCGCCAATTAAGTTATCAGTAAGCCAAGTAAAACGATGTAATTGTGCCCCCGTTGCATTTTTAATAAAATCAGGTGTTAATACTTTATTTGCTTCATGCTCACAATTTATAAGCATTACACTTGACCAGTTTTTTCTTGGATAATTTTCATTTTTAGCACCCAAATATTTAACTGGCATTTTTGTTTTATAATCATGTTTGACAACCATTACAGCTTTTGAATTGTCAGTTAAATCAAAAAGTTTGTTAATGTCATCCCTTAATAACATGTCACCATCAATAAATAAAGCCCAACCTTTATAATTACACAAAAAAGGAGTTAAAAATCTTGAATAAATAAATTTATTACTACCGTCATTATGTTGTTCTTGATAATCTTTTAAATTATTTAAAGCTAATGGTGTAATTTGTAAAGGTTTAGTTGAATGTCTAATAATACTATTAACACAAACATGGTAAGCAATTGCTTCTATATTGTCATATCCAATAAATATTTTATTAGTAAACATTCTTTTCTCTCATTTTTTTAATAATTGCTTTAGCTAAACCTCTTTCTATTTCAGTTAAAGTAAATTGATGATATGCAATAAAATTTAAAAGTTTTTTTCGATCTAACAATATTGATTTATCATAACAATCATCTAAATTGATCATTGTTAAATTGTTCCAGTTTTTAATTACAGAATGTTGAGAAGTCGCAATAACTGGCACACCAGCAATTGTTGCATCAAGCGCAACATTGCTATTAAATGTTATTACACATTTTGCTTGCGCTAAATCATTTTCTAAAGATATGTTAGATAAATCATTTTTTTGTCTAATTTTGTGTGGTCTACCTGCTAATTTATGAATTGTAGTATCAATCCATTTTTTTATATCAATTCCATAAAAAATAGCAATTGCTTCAGTTGGTGGGACTATTAAATAATAACCATCTTTTTTTTGCCAATCTTTTAAAGTAAAATATTTATTTAATGCTAATCTTCTATCATCTGGCAAATCTACTTCTTTATATCGTGCTTGAGTGTCATTAAGTGATATTCTATAATAACCAGTAAAATGATTGTCGCCAATATATCCTTTATCTATATGCAAATAATCTAAATTATTTCTAAAATTATAATGAATAACATCAGAGCATCCTCTTAAAATTCCATAAAGGATTGCTTCTTCCTTAAACATATTTTTTTTTACACCCTCTTTAAAAAGAGATGTATCTTTCGAAATAACATTAAAGCCATCTTTTATTGATAGCATTACTTTTTGCGAAATGTAGTGATTAGTATACCAAGCAATCATGTATTATTACACTGTTTAATTATAGATATTTGACAGATTAAATTAATATTTTTTAAATGCAAGCATTTTATTTGCTTTTTTACTTTGCCTAATAGATTCTTGTATTTCAACCTTAATTCTGTCTTTTTGAGTAGTAATAAATGGTCTACTCGCACAAGCATAAGCAACACAATCATAAATATGATCTTCTTGATCGCTATCTGGCCCTTTTTCCGGATGCAATTCATCTAATTGCAAACTTGGAACAGTTCGCCAAAAATGTTTACAACCAGCCATAGCAAAAAAAGCTGGATGATCATCACCTTGGAGTCTTGCTCTAAACTCTTGATAATTTTGTTCTTTGCCTTTTCGTGATTGAATCATTCTATATCTTCCGCTTGTTTCTTTTAGCATTCTTTCAGCTACACACATTCCATCATGTTGACCCCACATTGCACTATCTCCGATTCTAAAGTCAATAATCTCTCCAGTTTCTTCTTCTACTTCCAAGACTCTTTTAGCAACTTGTGGACTTTCTAATCTGCAACCAATGTTTGGCTGGCCATTCCAACCGTAAAATTCTCGATACAAAATTAAACTATTGGCGGGTAAAAATTTATCTTGATATTCACTATTGCCATTGATTACTGTGTCGCTATCTACAACTGCAAACCAACAAACAGCAAAAGGTTTAGCAGTTCCCCAATCAATCACTGTAAATTTAGTCCAAAATTCCGGTATTTTAAAGTTTTTAACTAAATGTCTTTCTCTTCGAAGTTTTTCAAATGCTAAACCAAGCGTAGAAGATTCAAATGCTTCTTCCCAAGTAGATGGATATTCTTGCCTGAATTCATCTTCACCCCGCAAACCAGCGCTACTCAACTCTGCAATCTTCTTGCGACGCCAAGCTAATTGAGACATGTCTAAGTTGTATAATTTCATCATGTCAAGTTCTTCAGCTGTTGCAATCATGCTAGAACTGGGCTTTACGCGATACTCTTGTTGCCAAAACCAAGGGATGAAGATTGGTTGATAATCTGATTCTCCTGCAATTGCTAGTTGCCATTGTTCATAGAACCAATTTAATTTACCGTTCGCTGTTGATTCAATAAATATTTCTGTCCCCTCTTCATCTGCTACAGCTTGTAAAGCACCCTTTGCAATATCGCTAGCATTATCCCAAAAAGCGGCTTCACTTCCGTGAAAATACTGAATTGTAGAACTTCTACCCGTATTTTTATTGCCAGCTGTTCCTACTCTGTAGCCCGAGTCAATCAAATCAAAACTCAATTCCCTTTGACTACTAGCTCCAAGCCTCGGCTTAAAGAGCTCAGGGCATAGTTGATAATATCTATCTGCCATCTCAAACAAATTGTTTGTAGCTTCAGCTTCATGTGTAAGAATAAAAGCACGTTTCCCTGCATTATTTGATACACGCCAAAACAGTCGCCCCTCAATGTAAGTAGATATTCCTTGTTGCCTGCCCTTCAATATTATTGCTCTTACTTTACCATTTTTTTTTATTTGTTCATTGATCTTTTTATCAAGATATTGTTGAGCTGAATTTAGTTCAAAATCTGCAATTGCACCACTCTTAGTTCTTATCTTGAGACAATTTAAAGCATAAAGATTAAAATCTGTTCGAAGTTCTTGTCTTTCTTGATCTGTGATCATGTCAAGCTAAATTAATATTCTTGAGAGCAGATAATTGTTTCTTGCGTGATTTTGAGCAATGTCGCATAGAAGATTATAAATCGCTTTACCGCAATCGGTTTCTTTAATTTTATCAATCGCTTCTAAAAGATCGCTTTCTTGATTGATTGCAAGTTCAACATTCTTAATAAATTCTTTGTCAGTGTTGATTGAAATTTTAGCAACTTCATCTGCAATAACTTTACTGTTAAATTCTTTATCAAGATCATAGTAGCTCAAAGATAGTTCAACAAGATCATCAATTTCTTTATCAATCTTTGCATACAATTCAGCATAAAGTAAATGATTTGTAAAAAAGCAATTACCTTTAGAAAGCCAGTGCGATGATTTGTAAAATTGATTCAATGCGTTGAGTCTATAAACGATTTCAGTCAATATTTTCATAATTTTTAGATCTAATTTGTTGATATCTTTCTTGAACTGTTTGATGTTCATTAATTTGTCTAATATATATAGTATTGTTAAAATTATCAGTAGCAATAAACTCTTGAGCTTGTAAGTTCGAAGTCAAAAAAATTAGTAAAAGTATCAAAGCAAATCTTTTAATCATCTTTATTAATATCATGTTTAGTATTTCTTTTTAAAACAAAAGAATCTTGTAAATTGATTGAATGCTTGTTATCTGTTTGAACCTTTTCGCTGTAAGCTTGCGGGTTCTTTTTAGCGGCCAACCATCGATAATGATGAGCTAATTCGCGAGCTCTAGCAATTTCTGCATTGTCGCAACCTTTTTCTAATTTCAACAAGACTTGCTCAGCTTTCTCGCTAATTTTATCTGCAGCATTTTTTTGTGCTTCTTTGACACGTGCGGAAAAAATACTTTCAGCGATGAACTCATAAACATATCTTCTATTTACATTAAACTCTTTACATATATCATCATAGCTACACGCGTTTTCGATCATCTCAATTACTTTATCAGCATTTGTTAACAA